GGCCGGCGGGGACGGGCGTCGCCGCTTTGCTGCTCAGGCTTTCCATCTCACGGAGCTGCGTCAGATGTTCGTCGAGCGCGGTCAGCTGTTCGCGCGACGCGCGGTACGCCGCGGTCTGCTCGGGCGTGAGCGTCGTCTCGTCGTCGCCCTTGGTACTCATCAGGTCCTGCATCGACGTGAGCACCGCGGCGCGCTTGGCCTCGGTCGCCGTGATGCGTTCGGCATAGGTGGTCTGCATGGGAGGTCTCCGACTCAGCACGCCGGGCGCGGCGTGCGCGAGACCGCCCGACGCGGCGGCCGATTTAATCGCGGTAATCGTCGCCGCGACGTTCATAGGCAGGGTGACGGCCGACGTCTCGACCCAGCACCAGCGCGAGACGTGCAGCCCGCCGTAGGGATCGCTTTTCGTGACCGGCCGCGCCTCGAGCGGCTTGAAGCCGACCGACAGCCCCTTGACCAGCCGCGCCTTGACCGACTGCCACGCTTCGTCGAGCCGCGTTTTGAGCGGCCCCGGCTCGTCGACCTGGGCGATCTGCGCGCGAATGCGAATGCCGGCCGGCGTGACCGACGCCTCGAGCACTTCGCCGATTGGCTGCGTGGTGTCGTGCTGCCAGAGCAGCGGCATCGGCAGCGCAAACTCGGCGCCCTCGGGCACCAGCACGTCGCCGCGCCGATCGGGCGCCGGCGAACTGGCGACGCCTTCGATGATGCGGGCGTCGGCCTGGAAACTTTTGATCTCGAGCGTGCAATAGGCGCGATCGGAGAGCGGCATCGGAATTGCCCGTGAATGTTCGCCGAGCACCACCCTCGCAATCGAGTTTTCAAGACAAAACCACGAACGGAGTTTCGTCATCAAAACTCGACACCCTGGCTCCCGAGCGGTATTACTCCGCTGTTTTGGCCGCGCGCCTGCGGCCTTCGTCAGTTAACCAAGGGCCCGCGCCTGCGGCCCAAACGTGAGGCAGCGACATGGCTCACACCGGGGAGTACCTCGCCTATCTCGAGTCACCGGAATGGTGGGAAAAAAAGAAAGCCGCGCTCGCGCGCGCCGGGTATCGATGCGAGCGGGAGTGTCCGGGAGGACGCCGGCATTCCGGACCATTGGAAGTCCATCACCTCACGTACGCGCGCCTCGGCTTCGAGCGCGACGAAGACCTCGCAGTGCTGTGTCGCATGTGCCATGCCGACTCAGGACTCCCGCGCAATCGGAAACTCAAGATGCTGGAACAAGAGGGGCAGCGACGCCTGTTTGATCGATGGCATGCCCCTAATCGTCGCGATTGCCCGAGTCGCTTGTTTTTTCCGCCGACTCGATTCGTGACCGTCGCAACTCGTACCGGAGCTGCGCGGAAACGGAGCGCCCGGCGCGGATCGCGCGGACACAGAGCGCGTCGAGATCGTTTGTCGTGATCCGCGTTGAGACGGCGACCGACCGGCAGGTCACATCGATGGGCGGTCGCCCGATGCGCTTGGTCACGGCGGCCCGCCGTAAATCAGCATCTGGTAGGTCGGCCCGGGCGCCGGCGCGGCGTTCCGGTCCATGCGGTCGATCGCATTCACGAGCGCGCTCACCAGGTCGATCCGCTCGGGGCTCGCGCGCTTCGACGGCTTCAGGTTGCCGGCGGGATCCGATTCCACAGCGACATTCCCGACACAGAACCGCAGCACCGGGTGCCCGTCGTGCCGCAGCGTCTGCGACAGGATCGCCTTCTCGAGCGACTTGGTCGGCGCGCTCAAGGCGGCAAACCCCTGCCGGATCGGGACGCAGCTGAAGCCGTCCTGGGCACTCAGGCGCGAGACGAGATCGGTCGCATTCCAGGGGTCGTAGGCGACTTCGCGCACGTCACTGTCGGCGTCCCACGCCTGCAGCTCGGCGCGCACGCGCTCGTAATCGACGACAGTGCCCGGGGTGACGATGAGCAGCCCGCGGCGCGCCCACTCGTCGTAGGGGACGCGATCGCGCTGCGCCCGCGCCCGCAGCCGCGCCTCGGGGAGAAACGCCGCCGCCCGCACGTCGAAGCCCTCGCCGTCGGGATAGACGCCGACCAGCGCCGTCAAATCCGTGGTGCTCGAGAGATCGAGGCCGACGTAACACGCCCGCCCCGTCCACGGCCGCAGCGGCTGCTGACAGGCGTCCCACGCCGCGAGGCTGATCCAGCGCGCGGCCTGTTCGGTCCACTGGTTCAGATACAGCCGGCGAAACGTGTTCTCCTGCGCGGGGATTTCCGCGGCGCGCTGCGCCATGATCCGCATCTCCTCGAGCGAGCGGAAATCCCCGAGCGCGGGATTGGCGAGCTTCCACGTCGCCTCGGCGCGCCAGTCGGCCTCGGGCGGGGCTTCGTAGAGAATCGGCAGGAACGTCGGATCGATCGCGGGATTTTCCAGCACGCGCTTGGCGTGCGCGTACAGCTCCCACAGGATGCTGTGACGGTCGTAGCCCGCAGTCGAGATCGCCATCAGCAGCGGCTGCAGCCGCGCGCCCTGCGACGTCGCCAAGACATCCCACAGATCGCGATTCGTTCCGGCGGCATGCAGTTCGTCGTACACCACTACGCTGGCGTTGAAGCCATGTTTGGAGTACGCCTCGGCACTGATCGCTTTGCAGAACGACCCCGAGCGCGGGTGGACGATCCGTTTCTGCGATTCGACGATCTCGACTTCGGCGAGCAGGTCCGGCTCGGCCCGCAGCATCGCCACCATCGCCTGATAGACCTTGCCGGCCTGGTCGCGATCCGCCGCCGCGAGATAGATCTCGCCGCCGGTCTGCCCGTCAAACAGCAGGCAGTAGATCGCGATCGCCGCCGCCAGCTCGGTCTTGCCGTTCTTGCGCGGCAGCATCAACAGACAGGTCCGGTACACCCGGCGCCCGTCTCTGCCGGTTTTAAACAGTTGTTTGAGGATCGCTTTCTGCCACGGCCGCAAGGCAAACGGCCGCCCGGCGAAGTCGCCGGTGTGGGTCAGGTTGTTGATCAACCGCACCGCACGCGCGGCGGGCGGTTCTCGGCGCGCCACGGCTCAGCAGTCTACTTCAGCGCGCCGGCCCACTTCGACACCGGCGGTGTCGCCGCGACGGCATGGACGCGCGCGCGGCTCGAGGGCGTGATCCCCAGTTCCGCGGCGGCCTTCAGCAGGAGCGCCAGCGTCTGATGCTGCAGCCGGAGTAGCGGGTTGCTGACGGCCTTCCCCATCGCCCCCGTGACGACGGGCGTCCGCACCAGCTCCCGCAACTCGAGCCAGTCGGCATAGAGCAGGCAATAGGCCAGGAGCGTGCTCCGGTCGGCCACCGTCACCTGGCCGGCCGCGGTCAGCCCCGGGGCCAGCCGGCGCCATTCCTCGAGGGCGACGGCGTTCTCGGCCAGTGCCGGCGGCTCGGCGGCCGGGTCGAGCGGCGCCGACTGCGGCTCGACCGGGTTCCGCACCGGGCGCCCCCGCAGGATCCGGAGCGCGGACGGGCTCGGCTTCCGGCCTCTCATGGCGTCCCCACGCCCCCTCGTGGCGGCCCCACCGGGCCCCAAATACGCGATTTCTGGCCACTTTTCCCCATGTTTCGCCCCCTTTATCCTCAATGAATCCGGGCTGTTTTCGAGCCTCAAATTTCCCAATGTTTTTGCAAATCGACGTTTTTCCTCACTAAATTTGCACGAATATGAGGCCCGGATTCATTGGGCCAACTCGACTTTTGCGTTTTTCCTAAGGATTTCGCGGGGTTTGGAGAGGCGAAAGTGCCAAAATCCTTAGGAAAAACGCAGTTTTGGGCCCACTTTGTGGGGGGACGGGGGGGATATCCACGGTCACGTCGATTTATCTTCGATTCCGCCCCCCACGACGAGCCGTGGCCGGTGCGAGACGTACGGCGGCCGGCGATCGCCCCACCGTCGCAGCTCGCACTGATGCGCCTGCCGCATGATGACGGCGAAGGCCTCGGCCTCGGTGCGCCGCTCGGCAATGAGCACCCGCACACCACCATCGGGCCACGCCTCGAGGCGAGAGACCTGCCACCAGGTGGGATGCACGCTCACGATCGCCGGCCAGTCCTCGAGCGCCTGGGCCGGCGCGACCGGCACCGTCGGCTCCACGGGCGCCTCGGTGAACTTGGACAGGTCCGGGCGATTACTGGCCGCCACGGCCGCCTGCCGCCGCCGCACCCGCGCCCCTACGCCCCCCCGCATACTCCCCCCCCTACCCTGACCATACCCACCCCCCGTATCGGGGCGCCTGGCGCCCCCCAGGCCCCCGCACGGCCCCGTCTACGCGCCACCCCCACCCCCCTCGTGCGCGCTCTTGCGCCCGTGGCACGTGGCACACAAGCCCTGCAGGTTCCCCAGATCCCAGAACCGGGACGGATCGCCCCGGTGCGGGATCACGTGATCCGCATCGGTGGCGGCCACAATCACCCCGGCCCGTCGACAGACGACACACACCGGATCCCGGCGCAAGCACTGCGCGCGCAGGCCGTAGCTCGGATGTTTCCAGCGCGCCAGCAGGTACCAGCCGTGCCAGTCGTCGCCCGTCCCCTGGCGCACGCGCGCATGCTGGGGACAGGGCCGCCGCTCGGGACAGCCGGGCATCGGACACGGCAGGGCCGGGGCGGTCGGCATTACACAATCAGCGACAAGACCCAGCACGCCAGGCCGGCGCTCTGCAGGTTCACCCGACTCGAGACGCCGGCGGCCGAGGCGATGAAACAGGCGAGCGCGAGCAGCAACAGAATCAAATCAAGCGTGATCATGGCGTCTCTCCTGACGCGCCTGGCCGCAGGCGATCAAGCAGCCGCTTGAGCGCGGCCACGTCGAGTAGCGACGGCGGCTCGCCGGGCGGGGGCGGCGGCGTCGCCTCGCCGGGGGCCACGGCGACGTCGATATCCCCCACCGTGCGCAGGCTGAAGCCGTCCATCACCACGGGCAGATTGATCGGCCCGTGACAGTGGGACGGCTGCGCGACTGTCGACTCGACCGTGGTCACCCGATCGGTCAGCGCGTTCAGCTCAGTCTGCAGCTGCGCGATCGAGGCGCCCATCTCGTCGAGCATCCCGAGCACGTCGTCGATCGTGTCGCCGCCCTCGCCCATCTGGTCGCCCGGTACCGCGTACCAGTAGCCGTTTTCGCCGGGCGCAAACGCGCCGCATTCGCCCCACATCGCCGACCCGTCGATGCCCGAGATCACGTCGATGATTTCGAACAAGCCATCAGGCCGGAGGAAGGTGATCGCGTCGGTGTTGCAGTTCGGATTGTTCGGATCGGCGTTGCGCGCCTTGCGGCCCCACGGCCGATCGCGACGGGCGTTGAGCCGCGCCGCGGTGATCTGGATGATTTCGCCGCGCGCCTCTTCGTTCATGGGGTCGATCTCGGGATGCTCGGTCATCGTGTAGGCGATTTCGTCTTGTTCGTTCGGGGCCAGGAGCGTGTCCGTCATCGGGGGTTCTCCTCGTCGTCGTCGTACCACTCCGGGCGTTTGGTCGTGCGGTCGGCCGTCTGCCCGTTACTAAAGGCCGCCAGGATCAGGATCAGCACCGCCGCCACCACGATCACCAGCGCGATCGTCATGGCTCCTCGTCGAGATCGAACAGCGGCAATTCGCCCTCATCCCGCGCGGCCATCCGTAACCGCGCCAGGAGCGCGTCATACCGCTCCTGCAGCGCCTTGGCATGCGCCTTCGCTTCGCGCAGCTGCATGCCCTCGAGCACGAGCTGCCGCTCGAGCACCGCGATCTGGTGATACCGCCGCGCCGCCCGTTCTTGCGTGATCGGCATGGCTAATGGCTCCGCTCATAGGTCGCGCGCAAGGCTGAGACCGCCTGCACGACGCGCGATAGATCGATCAGTCGGTAATACTCGAGATCCGCCGGCGTAAACGCGCGCA